CATGATCACGGTTCTGGTAAATCTCGCCCCAATTGCCATCGTTGCCCAGGGCTGGACTTACTTGGTCAATCTTGGCAAATAGATGTGCCATTGTTCTGCCTTTCTCCCGTAGCCCTTGCAGGGCCTTTTGATAGACGGGAACTAGTCACTTGCCGAACGAGTGTCGATACGTCACTCCCTTACGATTGCCAGTCCACGCCCAGGGCGAAGGACACCCTGCCATCCCCCTCGGCAGCATCAGCGCGGATGGCCGAGAACAAGGCAACTTCGCCCCGGTTCTTCAGCTCAACGAGTTCGCCCACATTGGCAATACGACCAACGTCTTCTGTCGCAGTTGTGCCGTCCACGCAGTAGCGGATAGGCCCCTCTTCCACGCGCCCTTCGGCTGCCTGTGGAACGCAGCCAGCAGCGGTGGCCGCTGTCAGCCCACTGGCCGTCTCCGTCACATCCACGGTCTCGTAACTGATTACGCCTGTGACTGGCATCAGCTACCTCCGTGAGCGCCTAACCTGTGCCCTCGCAGCCAAGCCGCCGGGTTCCCATGTCCCTCTGGAGCGGCCATCTCGCAGTCGCCACACACGACATCGCTCTGCTCCGCCGTCGGCTCTGGGATGTCCCCAAGAAGGGCGGCCAGGTCTGGGCTCATCTCATGCTCCAGCTTGGCCCGGATTTGATTCAACAACCCCTGATAGAGAGGCACTTCGCCTGGGTGTTTGTTCTGGATGTGTAGCCATAGGTTCAGGAGATCGGGCAACCCCCCCGCTCTGTCACAGACCGTGACGGGGCAGCGGATGGGCAACGGCTGCGGCTCCCAGCCAGGCGGGGGAGAGGCGAACCACCACTGCTCGCCGCTCGGCCCCTTCTTATCTGCGATGTAGTGCATGATCTTCTGCCGACGGTCGCCGACGCCACGCCCATTCTTGCCCAGCGGCGGCAAGAGAATGGTGCTGGTTGTACCGTCGGGGTGATACATGGTGGCCAGGTCAGTTGGTAAGCCCTCCTGAATGCGCTGCTGTGCCTCGCCGACAGCGAGGGCGTCCACCGCCGCTGGATCAAGGCCTGTCGCACTCGGACCCAGTATCTCCGCTGCGTCGGTCGGTGCTTGTACCATCAGAATCTCCTTCTCCCCACCTTCGCGTCTTTCGTTGCCTCGACAAGATCGCCGAGGTAGTTCTTGATTGCTTGCCAGCTCGGAAGGGGACGTGGATTCTCAGCGGCTTTCTTGCGCTGCCGGTGCTGCATCGCGTCCAAGCACTCACTCACGTCTGACTGGCTCATGCCGATCTCCATCCCACCGACGTAGAGATAGATGAAGTGATCGGGCTGATCTCGAAACATGCCCCGGTCCTGGCCATCCGCCCTCCAAGCGCCTTCGGGCGTCGGGCCGAAGGCCACATCTACCGCACGCCCCCCAGAACGGGAAGGTAGGCGACCGAGCATCATCGGCCTCGCCGTCGGGTCGGGGTCTCGAAAGATGTTGAGGGGGTCGCTACTTCTTGGCACCCAGTTGCTCCTTGGGGGGCTCTAGGAGCGCCGCTACGGGCTCTCGCGTGCAGCCGAGCGCAATCTTCCCATCGACATCTGAGGCCCGCACCTGTGAGGTGCGCGGGTTGCCCGCACCGTCCAGGGGCGTCTTGCCGTCTACTGGCGGGTCGTAGAGCCGAACGAAACTATTGTGCAGTTGTCGTAGTTCGATCAGTGACATGTTCAACGCCTCCTATCCGGGAGCCCTTCCTTTATCGTCTCTCAGGCGCACCGCGGTCGCGGCGTAGCCGCCTTGATTGGCCATAGTAGCCTTAAGAATCTGGTCGATGTTGGAGCGGGTAGGCGGACCGAAGCCGAAACTATTGAGCCACTGGTCGGTGATGATCATGCCACTACCTGGGGCCTGACCATCCTCGCTGATCTCCCAGCCCCCGTATTCGTTGTTCCGCGTTACTTGCATCGGCCCGCCTGCTCCTAGTCCTGGACGTTCGCGTTGATCGTGCTGTAGGCGGTTGTCACTGCAACTCGCAGGACTTCGCCCACACATGGGTAGATGGAGTACGCGGCCTCGATAATCACCGCCCCCGTCGTGGTGGACGGGATGACCTTCTCGGCGATGTTAATGCCGCCCGTGGTCAGGCACATCACCGGCCCCTTCGTGCAAAGCCAGCCGAAGTTGCTGATCGGAAGCGGCTTGACTGAGAAGCCCGCGATCTTCGCCGTCGGTGTCGTGGCGATGGCCAAGATGGGGCCTCGGTAGGTGTTCGGCACGAGCGAGCAGCTAGTCGCCTGCGTGGAAATGGCTACCTGCACTGGGGAGGTCAGCGGGATACTGAACGTACCGCTGGACGCGACCGCTGGGTGCGTGTCGATCCCGTAGAGGTAGCCGAAGCCCGTATTGGTCGCAAGATCGACGACAAAGTAGCCGTCCTTGTACTGATCCGCTGTTGCCGCCGTTGCGCCGAGCACGAAGGGGATCGTCCTCGCGCCAACTGCGACGGCGGGCGGAGTCTGCAAGACGTGGTTGGAGACGGGGATCGCCGCCTGGTAGAGTTTGCCCACGACGACTGCGACGCCTCCCGCCTGTGTGTAGCGGAACTGCCGCCCGTCATCGAAGTGCATCCGTGAGCCGACGACTCGACCGCCTTCCTCCTCCGTGCTCACTGTGAACTGGTTGCCATCTGCCCCGAAGATGATGTTTGGGAACGACACGGTATCTACTCCTTCTGGCTGCCTTCTAAGGTGCTAGCCGTATTTTTCAACAGACCTACGAGCTGGGGCTGGCGCCGTCGAACAGCATCTCCCGGCCCCACTTGTCCTTCCATTCACCAATGCCCTTCACGAGCACCACGTTGTACTCGGTGAGCCGCCCGGACGGGTCGCGGTCGGGCTCGAACTTCGGCCCGCCACGGAAGCGGCAGTGAACGATTGCCTTCTGCGCAAAGACGCCACCCTTGGCATCGTCGCTGGAATCCTTGCTGAGGTTGTCGTCGGCAAAGACATTGACGCGCCCGAGCCTGCCGACCATGGCCTCCCGCAACGCCTTATTGTCCTGTACCGGGACTCCGGTGGCGGCAACTGAAGCAACCGCTCCGTCGTAGATGTTGGACGGAGAGCGCGTGAAGTCCGCGTCCGTTGCGGCGGTGATGCCAAGGACGGTGCCGAGGGCCTGCTGCTTGACAACGGTGTGCAGTTGGTTGGAGCTGAAGACGCCGTTGATCGGGGCGGGGGCTGGTTCGGGTGTACCCGCAGCGATGGCACCAGCCGCCTGGCCACCTGAGCGTACTGCTGTACCCCCTGCCATGATATGCCCGATGGTGAGCGCCAGGCCCGCGCCGCCAAGGGCGACGCTAAACGAGTCAAGCTGCGTCAGGAGGTCGATATCCTCCTTGGTGATGATGCCCTCGCCGAGGATTTCCCCGATCAGGCGTGGCATATCGGCCTTGGAGGTCACCTGATCCCGGCCCAGGTCGGTCAGCTCCACCTTGCCGCCGTACTCGATGGGGACGATCTGCATCTTGCTGTCTGAGATGGCTTGGGCCGAACTCATGTCGATGCCCTCGCCGAGGGCCGCAATGGTGATGCGGGTAAGTTCGTTCATCTGGTAGGTGCCGCCCTGGTGTTCGGGAAGGTTCACGCCTTGCACCAGCGGGCGCATGATCGAGCCCTCCTGCTCCTTCAGCCGCACCTCAGCGATGAACTCGGTAGGGATACTGTCGTCAATTGTTGAGGTGGTTGTTGGTCCTGGCATATCGAAGTGTCTCCTCTACTACTTGTTCTTCTCCTTGAGATAGGCGCGGATTTCCTCCGAGGTGGCCTTGCCATCACGGACGCGCTGCTCCCGCGCCCCCGCAGGTTCCGCCGCCGCTGTCTGTAGCTTTCTGCCGTTGTCCGATGGCATCAGCGCTAGCGCCTTGTTCAATTGCTCCGTAAGCCCGCTTTCCTTCTCCAACTTGGCCTTCTCGGTGCGCTTGAAGTCCTCCGGCGCAGAACGCAAGGCGGCATCTAGCCCGATGGCAAAGATGGCCTGCCCCCGCTCCATCAGGGGCTTGTCCTTCGCCTCCTTCAGCTTTGTCCGGTCCTCGCCGGTCAGGTGGCGGCTCGACGGGTGGCTGTAGAGCGCTTCGAGCATGCTGGAGGCGGCTAACCGCCAAGCATAGTCGCTGCCCAGTCCCATGCCAGCGCTGAGGGCGCCACTGAAGTCTTCTTGGAGCTTGGTCTCGTCGAGCAGGTCAACGCCCTCAGACTTCCCGTCGCGGACATCCCCCGCGCCCTTGACGACGGCATCAGCAGTGTCCTTCGCCCATTTCTGAATAGCCTGCTGCGCAGAGACGATCTGCCTTTGGGAGTTCTCCAGAACCCCACGCCTGTCGTCCTCCACCTCACGCTGGGCGCGTTCCCGGTCCAAGACTTGGCGCTCAGCCTCCGGCCCACGGTGGCTATCCCGAAGCTCCTGGGGCAGCTGCTCGTACAGCTTCTGCGCCATCTCTGGATTGGACTTGGCGATCTCGTTGATCCTCTCCAGGAACTGGGCAACGGCTGCCTCGGTGGTAGGCTGCTCCTCAGGGGCCTCCTCCTCCGTCTCGGCTCCGCTCTCCCCGATCGGGGGCTCTCGCTCAGAGACGGGTTTGGTAGGCTCCTCTCCCTGGCCTGGGACTTCAGGAGCTTCGGGTGCCGCTGGACCGGCTGGGGTATCCGGCTCTGCTACCGCCGCGTCCGGCTTGTCATCGGGCATAGAGAAAGGCCCTCCGCAGCACATGGGCCGCGAAGGGCCTCGCAGTAGTATTGCTTTCTAGTAGGCTACACCGCGACTAAGGCGTTGTCAACCTGCGCAGCGGTATAGGCGTCTCTGCTATCCAGCACCACGAACCCGCCACACCTGTGACACTGAACCTGTATCTCACCAGGTATACGATCTCTGAGCTCGCCTTTGGCGACTACGCGGTTGCACACCTGGCCCAGGCGCGTCGGGTGCGGATGCGGGCAGCGAAACTCTCTCATCGTCGTCGCTCCCTGCCACCACCACGCGGCGCTCGCCTGGGCACATCGTTGGCGTCGATGCGCACGCCCAGCTCGTCCCTGAGCATGTCTACAGCAAGGCTCCGCGCACGGGCCGTCAGCACGCTGGTCACGCTGCCCGTGATCCACAGGATCGCGTCGATGCGGGCGTTGGCGGGCCTACGGCGGAAGGACTCCCTGGCACGGCCGTCCTCCTCCGCGTAGTAGGGATCGAGTTCATCACGCCAGCCACGCAGAGCGGCTGCTAAGCGAATGGCCTCTTCATCCTGTAAGCTGGTGCGGTTCTCAATCGCCTGCTGTAACTCACGGGGCAGACGGGCAAAGGCCGCGTCCTTCACGGGCCGGTACAAGTCCCAGTCGATCTCGCCCGTCTCTGGATTCTGGAACCGCTGATCCCACGGACTGATCTCACGGTACTCGTCATAGCGCCGCCCCTCTGGTGTCTCAGCCTCACGCGGCTCGGTGCCGAAGAAGTCGCGGGCCGCAGCATCAGCGGCCGTGCTGCGGAAGTCCTCATACGCTTCGTTGAAGCCCGCGACAGCGGCGATGTTGCCGCGCAGAACCGAAGCAGCCTTTTGGGGCAGACGAAGCTCACTCTCGCGCTCAGCTAGGAACCCTGCCCGCTCCTCGCGCTCGATAGCAGACTCCGAGCCGAATTGGACGCCCAAGCGGTTCATCTCATCAAGGATGGGCTGTAGCTGTGAGTCCTGTTGTGCAATTGCAAAATCCACCTCGGGGTTAAATGGGCGACCGTGGATATCCTCAAAGCGACGGGCGAGCAAGTCGCGCAGCGCCTCCCCCATCACGTTGACTCCGCCTACCTGTGCGCCAGCGCCCGCAACTCCAATCCTCTCACGCTCAGCACCAGCGAGACCACTAACGGAAATGGGGGAGACTTGCTGAGCCGCGAACTTCGCAAAGCCCGCTGGACTCTCCACTGGCTCACCAAAGGCCGGCCGGCCGCCCTGGGCAATCGCGGCAAGATCAAGCCCAGCGCGAGGGAACTGCCCCAGGCGAGTCGTTATAGCGAACATCGGGTCAAGGGCAAAACGGAACGGCGTGTCCGCCTGGCCCAGAATATCGAGGTAGAGCACCCGGCCAAGCGGCCCCTTCCAGGGGAGTTCCGGCCGGAGGAACTTGGTATTGTAATCCACGCCAGGCACACCCGTCTTAAAGATCGCCTGCGGCCCCTTCCGTATCTCCTTCACTTCCTCAGGGTCTAGCTCGTAGGGTTTCAGTTGCTCTAGGGTGAGCCAGTGGCCCGTGGACAACTTATTCAGCATCTCAGCGGCAATGACCGTGGCACCAATGATGCCTGCGAAGCCCGCTGGGGCCTGAACGGGAAGGCGGAACCAGGCCTCAAACTCGCCGATGGCGAAGATGGGAAACTTCATAAGGTCGCGGCCCGTGCTGGACTTCACGGCGCTCTGCCAATTCGGGATGCTCGAGAAGAACACGTTTGTCTCTTCGACAGCCAGTCGCGCCGCTTCCTCTAGGGGAACGCCGCGCCGCAGTTGCTTCTCTAGGATAATGAGCCCAGCCTGTTCAAGCATATCCTGGTGGAACTTGTGGTATGCTCCGCCGCTCATAAACTCCACCACATCGGCAAGCCCTTCAGCCCCTGGTATCTGGCGACCGGCTACAGTCTGGGGCACAAAGCCTTCCAAGCCCCGAATCGCCTTTTCCGAGAGCGACGGGTCTACCCCCGCGCTGAGGCCGGCCTTGTGCAGCGCCTGGAGCTTCGGACTCTCGGCAGCGACCTTGAGCATCCTCGCATCGAGGCCAGGCACAGCCGCTCTCGCCACAGCGCGAAGGGGATTGAACCAGCCCTGCGCTGCCGCCTTGGGCCGCAGTCGCACGGCCTCGCTCAGGCCCAGCCCCAACGAGCGAAGCGTATAGTCGATTCCCTGAAAGAGTCCACCGAAGACCTTGATACGAAACAGGTTCTCGCGTGTGCTTTTGGCAAGTCTCAGCGCCCCGTGCTGATCGAAGGCCGACTTGCCGAACATCTGCTCCAGCCCCATCGCCACTTTCGGTTCAGCCACAGTGTTTTGAAGCGCCTGCCGCACCTTGAAGGGGGAAACATCGGGAAGACGCCAATCCGCAGGCGCACCCCGAGCTGGGCGAATGAGTCCTGTGGCCCGCAGGCCACGGATGGCCTCCAGGCTAGCGATGTAGTTGTCTACGCTGGCCTCGAAGCGAGTCACATACGCGACGGGATCCCAAGTCACCAGGTCAAGATCGGGGCGATTCTCGAGAATCTGGGCCAGTGTCCCTTCGAGTTTACGGGGCTTTTTGAAGCCGGGCTTGAGTCGGAACCCAGCCACGCCACCACCCTTCGGCTTAGTAACTTTGAAGAGGTGAGGGAAGTACTCAGGGATAGCCTGTGTATCGAACTCAGGATCGGCTATCTGAAGCCGCGCCCTGGCATCATCAATGCGGGTGTAGAGGCGCTGAGCTACTGGCCGCTCCTCCGGCCGGAAGGCACCAAGTCGGCCCCGTTCGGCCTCATCGCCGAACGCCCGCTCCAAGAGGCCCACTACTTCATCGCTTTGGGCATCACCCTCACGGGCGATCCTCAGCCCCGCAGCCTCAGCCTCATCGTAGACCTCGTTGGCCCAAACCCGCCGCTGGATAGCACTTGCCTTCTGTGCCCCGTCATACTTCCGCCAAGCTTCCCGCACAACGCGACTGGGCTTGGCCGTGAGCACCTCAGTAACAGCCTCTGGCGCTTCACGGGCAGCAAGCCGTTCTGCGCTCAGGGGCGCACCACCACCAGTAGCGGGCACTGGCTCTGGCGCAGCCTCCACCGGCAACCGCTCCTCTGGCAAACCGAGCCGCCCACGCAACTGATCCAGCGCCTCGCCCCTTGCCTCTATTTCCTGCCGGGGCAGACCTGGCCCCTCTATTTCGCGGCGCTGCCAGGCGGGACGCCTGCCCCTCATGGCGATTTCGCGCTCCGCAGCCTCAGCGGTTCCGAAGGCTGGCCCGCGCATTGTTGCCCGCCCAGGTGTACGCATCTCGGCCCGAAGAGCCTGCCCCGCTAGCCTCTGCTCCAATTCAGCAAGCTCTGCGGCCTGCTGATCTGAAGATAGCCCGCGCCTTTGCCAGTCGCGCACAATGGCTTCTTCCTCATCCAGCGCAGCAAGTCTTGTGCGCTGGGCCGCAGCCTCGCCCTTCATTCGTCGAGTACGCGGATCGTCTAGTAGGGACTGAGCCAACCGCCGCTCCTCGGCAATGTCTCGGAGTGCAGTATCCAGGGGCGTTTGCTGTGCAGCGAACAGCGGGCCAGCAGTCTCCGGGGGCAGTTCGCCCGCACCCATCGGCAGCCCAGCCTGAGTCTCACGGATGCCAGCACGCTCGCGCTCCGTGGCGAAGGTGTCCAACTCGCGGCCTTCTAGGTCAACTTGCCGGACGGTAGGTTCGCGTGCTGGCACCGCCTGAGGCACTGCTTCAGCTTCTGGCCGCAGGAGCGCCCGCTCGATGTCCGCGACCGCCTGATCTGCCTGCCCTGCTAACTCTGGGCTCCTGCGCCCCAGGGTCTTGATCTGGGTGACAAGGCGGCTGAGTTCGGCGCGAGAGGCCATCCGGCCCTCTCTGGACAGCAGGCGCGCCGCGAGCGGTACGCCCTTCGCCAGGACTCGGAGCACATCGTCCACGATGGGGATGGGGAGCAGGTTCGAGGCAACGAAGACTTCAGGCCCCGCAACTTCGCCAATCTTCTCCGCCACCTCACGCGGGCGAATGTCAGGCAGGGGAGCACCAAGACGTCGCGCCACATCAAGCCCTGGTAGCCTAGGCTCCGGTAGTGGCACACCAACCCGCCGTAGAGTAGCAGGGGCAACGCCCTCAAGTGCAACATTGCCCAGGAACCGGCCAACGGGCGCTGTGGCGGGCCGTCCGAACTCAACCTCGGCCTCTAACAGATTGAGCCCCTCACGACCTGCCCCAACAGCCAGTCGTCCCGCCTGCCGCAAGCGCTGACTGAGGGAGGGATCAAGCGACTGCGAGCCAGCGGCCTGAAGTGCGGGGGAGAGGAGATTCAACCGTTCGCCGAAGGGCATCTGCCCCACCTGGGCAGGCGTGGTTTGCTGCTCTTCAAGCAGAGCGCCAATGCGCCGCATCTCCTCCTGCTGGTCCGGCGTCTGCACCGCCGCCCCGAACCGGCGCGCTATCTCCGCGCCGGCCTCTTCACCGCCCAGGCCACGGAAGGCCCAGCGTGCCCTCTCTGTCGGGTCTGCGGGCGCGAAGCCACGCGCGATCTCCTGTAGGAGGCTCGGCGTCTCGCCCTCCTGCTCGTCTGCGAACCGGCTGGGGCGCGGGTCTTCCTCCTCCATGCGGCTCGCCTCATACGCCATCCCCAGCGGGTTGAGAGAGCCAGGCGTCATCAGGCCTGCGAAATCATCGAAGGCGCCTTCCGAGCGCATCCAACGGCGAAAGTTCGCGGCCTGGCTGCGCACCGCGTAGCGCTGCCGCTCCTTTTCTGCCTCTTCACGCAGGCGGTCGGTCAGACGGCGGACGGCAACAAATGCCATTTAGGATACAGAATCAGCAAAGCGCGTAGCCTCACTACGCGTCTTGAACCCGTGAATAGCACGGTGGCTCCATCCATACCACTTACCATCCTTCGTGCTCTTTCCGATTGAGTTGAGTTTGTGGCTAGGGCGAGCCTTCTGGGGAACTATGCTACGGGCCTGTATTTGCTTGGCTAGCGGACTCTGCCGTTTTCGTGCCATGATTCCTCCTAACTCATAGTCTGGATGGTACCACCTTCACTGAAATTCCCGAACATCTGGCGTGAAGCGTCCGGGCCGCCGGGCCACAGCCTGAAGATGCTCTGCCACACGTCCTGTGGGGGCACGCCCATAGCCGAGAGGATACTTGAGAGAAGGGGCTGCTGTGACGGCAGCAAATTCTGGAAAGTCTTAGGGTTCATGGCGGCCATCAGGTCTCGTATAAAGTCAGCGGGGTTGGGAGCCTCGGCAGGCGGAGGGGCAGGCGCTGTTGCTGGCTTCCACGGCCCCAATACCTCTCCCGTATCAGGATCGATGATGACAGGCTGGCCGGTAACGGGATCGATGTTGATCGGGTTGCCCGTAACAGGGTCAAACTTCGGTACATCCGTGGGCCAGCCGCCAGTGAACCCCGGCGGCACAGCAGGTGGTGTGGGCGGCAGGGCGGGTGGCGCAGGCGGCGCGGTGGGCGAGGCAGGGGCGGTCGGCACGCCCGCAGTCCACGACTTCAGCAGTTGCCACGCCTGCTGAGGCGTGATGATGCCCGCCGTGAGACGGAGGATGGCGTTGGCGACCTTGGTGAATCCCTGCTGTAGCGCCAACTGCGCGTCGACCTCAGTGATCTTGGGCCATCGGCTCAGGATGTCGTTGATAAAGTCCACCTCCGCCTGAAACTTTGGCCCTGGCGCAGGCGGTGGGGCAGGCGGTGCCCCCATCGCTACCGGCGCAGCGGGCGTCGGCTGGGCGGGGGCCGCAGTAGCGGACTGAGGGGAGTTGATCACCACCTGGACGGGAGGCTGCGCCGCCTGGGGCTGTGCGGTCGGCAACTTGGGTTGCGGCAATGCGGGGCGCAGGGCTTCGGGTGCGGGAAGCGTGGGCGCCATCCCAGGCTTGTCCCAGAAGGTGCCCGCGCCTATGAAGCCGCCCTCCTGGAAAGGCGTCACCTGGAGCATTTCAGGCGCGCCCTGCGGGTGCTGGGCCGTGGGCTCCCCCACGGTAAACCTGGGCTGCCCAGAGAGCATCCCCATGCCCACGATGGGCTCGTTAGTCACCATCCGGCCACCGCCCGCCATAGGCACCGGGGCGACAGGCGGCGGCAGGTTCACCCCCATATCCGGTGTCGGGATGGGAGCGGGCATCGGGGGCAGGGCCGGAAGCTGACCCATGCCGAGCAAAGTCTGTAGGTCCGGCGCCCCCGGTACGTTCTGGCCCATCTGGGAGAGTTGCTGCGCGGCCTCCATTGCCTGCTGAAAGATGCTCTGCACGTCCCCAGCGCCACGGAAGCCCGGCACGGGGGAGCCGGTAATGTTCGCGGCGGACTGACTGCCGATAGGCTGCCTCGCCATGATCTGGTTGAGGAAGTTCTGGCCGCCGCCGAGCTGGAACTGGAGCTCCATGAAGTTCCTGGGGTTAGCCTGCAACTCAGCCATCGGCCCTGCCAGTTGCGCCATGAGCCCGCCCGCGCCGCGCTGCGCCTCGATGCCCAGCCCAGCCGCGCCAAGCGCCTGCTGGTGCTGTTGCAACATCGCGGCCTGTTGCATCTCGGCCCGCATCCGCCCCTCGATGGCACGGGCAAGTTCGAGTTGGCCACGATCAACTGCGTCCTGACGCTGGCTCGCCAAGTCCTGAAGGCGGCCTTGGTGCATGGCAAGTTGCGCGCCGATGTCCTGGCCGCGCTGGGTAACGTCTTGGCCGCGTGCCTGTGTCGCCAGGCTCAGCATGTCTAAGCGGGCATTTATCTGTGTCTGGAGCAGGGCAAGGTTGTGCTGGTCGCGTTCGAGCTGTAGGCGTGTCCGCTCATTTGCCGCGATGCGCCCCTCAACCTGACGCCGGAGTGCGATGTCCTGCGCGGCAATGGCCTGTTGAAGTTCACGGTCGAGGCGCGAGCGCTCCTGGAGCAAGTCCTGCCCGCGCCGCTGAATGTCATTCTGCTCCTGCTGGATACGGAGTTGCTCACGCTGAAGCCCTAGCTGCTCCGGGCTCGGACCAGCAGCGCCGTCACCACCAAACAGCATCTTCCAGATGTCAGATTGCGAGCCAAAGCCAAGACCGCCCTCCTCGGTTCCCATAGTCAAGCGCAGAAAGTTAACAGCCTCTCCTGGGCTGACGCCAAGAAGGCGGGCAACGAAGTCGATCTGCGATAGCCCTAACCCGCCATCATTAGGAGGCACCGGCCCTGCCAAGTCCGAAGGCGGCCCAAAGATGTCCCCACCCTGCTGGAATGCGGGCACGCCCGGTATCCACTCAGCTCGCTGGAAGATCAGGTCGGGCTGGGCCACATGGCCTCTCTTACGGATTTTCTTTCGTCTCCGCGCTTCCGTTTCTACTGCCATGAAGTTGTCTCCTAAGTGAAAGCCATCTCTGCAAACCCCGCTGTGCCCGGTCACGCAGGCCCTGGGGCTGGCTCTCGTCTGCGGCGAGCTGTAGCAAGCCCATCACCTGCGGCGTCAGCAGGCCGAACTCCTCCTGGGCGTTCTTGGGTGGCTCCGTGCCCACAACGTAGCCCTCCTGGTAGAAGGCTTCGAGGTAGGCCTTGAGCCGGTCACGGTAGTAGCCCCGCAGATGCACGGCTCGGTCATTGAGCCGCTTCGCATCCAGCATCGGGCTAGCGACGGCCACGTTTCCCCTTCCGAGTGGGCAGGCCCTGCCGCCTCGTGCTGGCGAAGTCATGGAGATCGGCTTTGGTCATCCCCGTGCGCGTCGCCTTGCCTTGGCGTTTCCGCCGAAGATCAGCTCCCATCAATTTCTGTTGGGCCTTGCTCTTAGCGGGCATACTTCAGCTCCCTTACTTTGCGGATGGCGGAACGGGGGATGACCAGCGAGGCCGCAAGTTTCGCTGTGCGCACACCAGGATGATCGTCTATGTGATTCATGCTCTGAACAAGAACTAAGCCATCGTCATCATCACGGTGTACAACGCCCACAGACCGGATGGAGCCGACAGGCGGGACATCTTCCTCGTGGTGCCACTCGCCAATTTGTGCTGAGTCCTCCCACTCCACCTCTACGATGCGCTCAGCCACGCTTCACCCCCATCGACCAGTTACACCGCCCCACGCAGCACATGATCGCCGTGCCGGTCAGGTTGCGCACGCAAGACCATACCGACCTGGGGTGCGCCCCCAGACAGTGCTCATGCCAGGAAGGTAGCCGCTCGGCCATCACTGCACCTGCACCGTCTGCTGTGTGCCCACGCTGGGCGGGGCGACCTGGCCCTGGGGCGTCTGCTCGGGCGGATTGGTTGGGGAGCCAACCCCAGGGAAAGAACCCGCAGCGGGCCGCTCCTTGCGGATGCTTTCACCCGGTCCTGCCCCGCCCGCTGGCGAGGGCGGCGGCACGCCCACCTCCGCCGCCACCTGCTGGATCACGTCACCCCGCGTCTCCTGCACGATGGCGATGGCGTCTTCGAGCGCGAATTTGTCCATCTGGGCCTCGCCCTGCTCCAGCTTGATTCGCTCTTCCTCCGCGACCGCATCAGGATACCGCTTGGCCATGAAGGTCTGGCGCGACAGGAGTCCTTGTTCCAGGAGCCGCGTGTCGGACTCGCGTTCGGCGTACTCCGCTGCGGCGGGAACGGACGAGAAGCCAACCGTCTCGTCCTGCTCCTTAAAGTCCTTGGGGCTAATCTTGGTCATCTCCTGGTACTGCTGACTTTCGCCCTCGGCCCGCTTGACGACAGGAATGGTGACGCTCAGTTCGAGCGCGGCCAGCACGTCATGGTTGATGCGGAAGGTCGCCAGCCAAGCGCGTGCTCGATTGGCCAGCGGTGGCCTAAGGAGGTCGCCCGCCGTCTCCACCTGGGTCGAGCGGTCGTAGCCGGACGTGACATCGATCCCAGGCTCGGATGTAAGGATGCCGGGGAAGCCCCAGTCCCTGATCTCCTGCTTGGTCGCCCCGTGTGCCACGATCAACTGAGACTGATCAGGCACAGGGACAACCTTCCACTCATAGCCGTCCCTCGGAGTGCGAAGAATCTGCTCGGAGGGGTCCCAGATGACGACGGGCTGCTCCTCAGCAGGCTTCGATAGGTAGGTGAGATAGTCATCGGCCTTCGAGCCGACCTTCACCTCCTGGTACATATTGCGCCCCGTGTTGAGGGCACCGGACTGGATCAGGGTGCCGGTGATATTGGCAAGTTGAACCTTGGGATAGAGCGCGGCGATCTGCGGCAGGAAGGCCTCGTCGACGGAACGTTCAGAGGTGAGGTGGCCGGCGGCAAGGCTGTACCACGGGCGGCCAATTGGGTTAGTACTGCGGGAGAACTGCACGGGGGGCTTCTGGCCAGCGGCGTCTTGGATGACGGTGTACATGTAGTCGCGTGTTTGCAACTCATAGATGGTCGCCAGCTGGTCCCACGAACTCTCGTACTCCGGCATGGTGTCCGAGGTCAGGCCTTGAAAGCCGCCGATAGCAGAAAAGGTAAAGTCGGGGTAGGCGTCGAGGACGTGGGTGATTGTCTGGGTGCCCACCTCGCAGAACGCCGACTGATCGGGCTCCCAAGCCGTCGCGGCCAGGTCGGGGACTTCGATGACAAAGGGGTTCTCAGTGAAGCCCACGTCGGGCAGCGCGGCCCTAAGGTCATCATCATTGGTGATCGACTTCTTGAAGAGGCGTCTCTTGGCGTTTGGCGCCCACGCGACCTTGCGGATGCCGCAGCCATAGAAGACTTGCTGATCAACGGCTCGCTCGTCAGGATTGAGCAGGCTGCCAGCAGAGGCGGCTATGACCTGGTGATAGGAAGCATAGTCAAAGTTCTCGACGCGCTGAGCCGCCTCCAGCGCCCCTTTATCGCCGCTGCGAGCCCGGACTTCGATACGGATAGGGGCGGCGAGCATACGCTTAGCGTAGCGTTCACCATGCACTTCTAAGGCCGGGCTTCTGTCCTCCAGTTTCTCGGCGATGCCCGCGATCTCTACGCTGGTGAGGCGGTGGCGGAGGTCGTGACGTTCCTTGTTCTTTGTGCGCCACGTGACAAAGCCAGGCTGCTCGTGCATAGCCTTGGCAATTTTCACCACCTGTTCTGGGCTGAAAGGTTCGGGCAGAGAAAAGGCCCCCTTGCCGCATTAGGGGGCCACGAGCGGCGGGGGCCACGAAGATCAATTAGTTAGCTTCTAGTGTAGCGACTCGCTGCGGGTTGTCAAGTGGCTCAGAGTTATTCATCGCATTGCAGCGCAGGCACTTGATCTTCCAGGGGCGAGCTGTAGCCTCAGCTAGTTTCCGGTTGCAGCGCCAGCAGCGAGGCTCGCGGTCAATCACACGAGCACCTTCCCGCTTCTGCCCTTGCCCCAGCGCATCGGCTCCTGCGGCTGAGCCAGGAAGTGCTGGTGCCTGAGCCGCTGGTCCTCCACCCAGAAGAGCAGCTGGCAGAACGCGTCCACGATGTCGTCGTGCTCCCCTTCGGGGTAGCTGAAGACTTCCTGCTCGAAGTCGGCCAGCCAGCCCTCGCTCCCCACGCGCCGGCAGAAGAAGTCGCTGGGGAGGTGGACGCGCAGCTGCGCGCACACGGAGCTGATCCGCATGTTCGCCTCCGCCCGTGTAGGGCTGCCCTTCTGTCCGAAGGGTTGCCACTCGACTATGGGCAGGCCGCGCAGCCGGTCGTCCTGCACCAGCGCGTGACCGGAGGACTTGGCCTCGATGATGACGGCGTTGCTCTTATTCCTCTGCGCCGTGAGCCTGACGGCCTCACGCAGGTCCGGGTAGGGCAACTGGCCCCGGAGCAAGTTGAGGATGTAGATATGCCAGTCAGCGGAGACGAGCGCGGAGAGTCCGGCCGAGTAGGAACGCTTCCGCCCCTGCCCGGAGGCGGTATCCCAGCTATCGACCTTGAGGATGATCTCTGAGGGCGGCACGTCGAAGCGGTCCAGGAACCAGATGCGCTCAAAGATCAGGCCCTCTTCCGGCACAACCTCGTTCTGGTACTGTTGGGCAAACGCTCTCTGGGTTTCTTGTGTATCGCCCCGCTCAGCATGAAGATACTCAACGCTGAACCTCTCCGGCCAGTAGGATTCCTCCTCTTCAGTATCAGGATTTACCGTAAGGGCTTTCATATAGAGAGTATGCCAGCCTAAATCCATGGCCCACTGCGCGGGATCGTCCCAGGCCCACCGAGTGCAGAGCATGACAAAACGTCCACCAGGCACGCGCATGGGACGGATAGTGTGATTAAGCGTGTGCCGGACATCTGCCCGCTGGGCGGGCGTCTTCATGTTTTCCTTGTCGCCAGTGTCATCAAGTAGGACAACTGTGCCCCGCTTGCCGAGCGGAGGCGAGCCAATGCCAGCAGCTATGAAGTTAGGATTCTGCTCCTCCTCGTTGCCAGCTAGCTGCCACCGTTCTTGATTCCACCGATCCTTGAACGGCTTTACGGCGGGAAAGATGGCGTGGTAAATCTCGTTGAACTCGATGATATTCTTGATGGCCACAGATACGTCCGAAGCATCAGGGAACGTGTTGCGGATGTAGATGACGCGAAGGCGCCTCATCCAAGCGGGGTCACCAGTAAGGGACGCTCGGCCTATTATCCACTCCAGCCAGCCCTGGGCCAGCGTCGTCTTACTACTCCCGCGTGGCGCAACAATGAGTGTGTCGCCCAGAGAATCGTCCACCAGAACATCGATCATCTTGAGGTGATGGGCGAAGGGTACAGCTTGGCCATCAAACAGAGTTGGCATGTCCGTCTTGTGGAGCCAGCCCATGTAGAATGGGAAATACTCCCGCGCTAAGGCGATGCGCTCCGCATCGGTGGTCAGGGGCTCAGCCATCACACCTCTAAGCCCTCGCGTTCTTAGTCTTGGGCCTTGTCAGTTCACGTTCCCGTTTCGCCTGTACCCTGTCCTGCTCTTCGAAACGAGCCCATAGAGAGGCGTATCTGGCTTCGAGGCGAATGAGATCGGCGACGAGCCGCCCGCCAAAGTGTGCCCACGGAACCGAGTCGATGCGACTATCGCACGCAAGGCGGATGTATCCGAGTTGCGACAGCCTTATGAACTCACGGCGCTCCTGATCGGTCGTCGGACGAATGCTGGTCGCGCAAAGGCGTTCGAGTTCTTCGCGTATGGACTCCCTCAACTCAGTCTCCCAAGGAAATTCAGCCATCTTTCACGCCCACTGCATCAATCGCCCAACCCCAGAAGGGTTCGAAGGCCCCATCTAGGGCATCCACATGCGCCGGTGTAATCCAGCGATGCTCCGGCTCAAAGATTACGATGTCACGGCAACCATGCGCCTCAAGCCGCTTCCACAAGATGCGGTCGCAGGTCTGCTGGATGTCGGGTTCGCCTCGCCAGCGGCCTTCCTTGACAATTACCTGGCAGCCGATCTCGCCCAGCGGAGCAGGGATAGGCCGTGCCCACTCAGCCATGTTGTCAGTTGCGCCCCCGATAGGGCCTGCCGAGCCAGTCGCCTAACTGGCGCCGCCAGAGCCGTCGCATCTCACACTCGAGTTCTTCCCGGGAGAACCCGGCCGCCTCTAGCAGGCTCCGTTGACTCACATAGGGGCGCACTCGGCAGGCCTGGAGTTGCCTCAGTCGGTCTTCGTCCACCATGGAACCTCCCTTTTTGCTTCCCTGGATTTGGTGCCGGGCATCAGGCGACATGGCCCCGCCCATCAGCGATCCGGGCTTTCTGAGCTTTCTGAAGAACCGTGTAGAACGGCTGTAGGCTCTTGCCCCAATAGGCTGCCTCACGCCATGCACCACAATGGCATCGCTCATCCCAAGCGTAACCATAGGCGCAACCCCCGGCAGCTTTCCAGGACGGTGAGACGGAACGGCGCCAAGTGTGCAAACCGAGCCTGTGCAGGTGGTAGCTAAGCATGATGACTGGCCTCCCTTTTTGCTGGTGCCTAAATGCTGCTGGCACCCACTACCCCACCTCCAGCGGCGCGGGATCGGGACCAAACTGCGCCCAGGGGAGGCCTAGGGCGTGGGGCCGTGCGGGACCGAGGGTGGAGCCTCAAGCTTCAGCACCCCCACCGGGTTCATTTATGGAGGCACCCCTACGGGCCCTCCAGGCGCGCTGACGGGATGCGTTGTCCTGGTGCCTAGGGGCTATGTGGCCACAGGTGGGGCAGGGTTGGCCCGGCTCAGGGATGACCGAGGCGTACACCACCTCAGGCTCAGGCGTTACAGTGAGCGTAACGGGAACAGGCTCAGCGTTACGCTGCCCGTAACGGATTGGGGGCTGTGTTACGGCCTGCGTAACAGGTGTGGGCCGTGAAGCCGCTGTCGTTAGGGGTGGTGTAACAGGTATGCGCTGCATGACCTGTCTGCCCAGCGCCGGTGCCCGCAGCACATGGGGCTCGCTCAGGGCGTGCCGCTCCCCGCACAGCTTGCAGTTAGGTAGCTTCATGTGCCTTTGCCGTGCAAACAGGGCGGGCGGGTGAACCAGGTTCCCAGGCCTTGTGTACCGTCACGTAGGCCAGCGTCCGCGTCCTGACGCCCCAAGGCGAGTCATCGCTCCACCACGCCTCACGCCACGCACCACAGAGGTGACAGACATCATCATAAGCATATCGGCCCTCTGTCATACGCTGCCAGCCGGCTTGCGTGCTCCGAGTCCAGGAGTGGAATCCCAACTTGTGTAGCCACCTCACCGCGCAGCCTCCACTTCCCGGCCCGCCTCTAGCACTTTCTCCTCCCCAGCTTCGAGGGCCTCAATCCGGTCATGCAGCATCTTCAGCAAGGCCAGTTCCGCGCCCATGGGCAGGCTGGCCTGGAGATTGGAGCTGGGGGGCCGAGCCGTGATGTCGTGTCTATCCTTCCACTTGTTGGGGCGAGCGTTCTTGAGACTAAAGATGACGGCGCCGACGTTGCGAGTTTTGATAGTAAGGTGAGCCAGGGCGTCCTCGTAGCGGTCTGCGGCGTGCTCCTGGGCCTCCAGCCACGCTTCCTTGAAGTCGGGGTCTACGTCACGCTGATAGTAGGCTGTGCCCCGTGCCACCTCAATAGCTTCTGCGGCCTTTGTGGGACTGGCACCCTTCCCTATCGCGTCGATGAACTTACGCTTGAGGGCGGGCGTCATCTTGGCAACGCGGGATTCTGGAAGGTAGGGGTTGTCAAGCAGCTGGAGATGCCGCGCTTGTTCCTCGCTCACCTCCGCCGGGATGAGTTCTGTGCTCTCAACCATCTCCTCCCCACTATACCGCCGGGGGCGCCGATGTCAAGTCGCAGCGAAAGCATGAACAACATTTCACCTAAAGTCACCGCCCATACCCCTTGACAGATGATGAAGAGGATGATATGCTTACCCTGTCGGGCAGAGAGTAGCTAGGAGGGAGAAGATGGAGCGCATCACGGCCAAGCAGTCACCCAGCATATACGACGCCACCGAGGAGGATGACGGCACTGCGATCATCTGGGTTCGCCTCTCGATCGCTAAGGGACTAGCCCAGACCATCGACGGCAAGAGCTACTACCTGGGCGAAGAGGGCTTCACGAGTTGGGGCTTTCACTCCCGCCAGCCCAACATCGAGGACGCCAAAGCAGTTATCGGCAGCCTCCTCTACGATATGGACAACCCCTCATGAAGCCCTATCAGTTGGCAGAATTGGAGCGCCAACACGCTCAAGTGCTACAAATACTGAAGGATATTAACCTGATGTTCGGATCCGACTGGACTGGCGCACCACGCGGAATCATCATCTACCGCGATAGCCCCTTAGCAGAGCGCATCCGCGCCGCAATCGAGGAGCCCACCGCATGAACCTCACCTGCCGGCGCTGTGGGCACCAATGGCAGAACCGCGAGGACCGCAAGCCCAAGAGTTGCCCCAACTGTAAGACGTATAGATACGACGAACCGAAACAGCAACGCCCCAGGCCGTAGCTTCTGCCAAGACGCCGGCGGTTTGGGGGCTACTGGGCTATAAGGAGGGAG